TCATCTACAACAATAGAGAGATGAAACGGGTGATCAGAGAGAACCTTAACGAGTATGAGATACTTGTTGACCCTTCATTGAAGTGTGTTACTAAGCCTCTTGTTGATTTGTATCTATTGAGTGAGAATGAGTTGTATATCAGTGATTACAATGCACATAACCATGACTATTGCATCAATGATTTGCCTGTGATAGTGAGCTCAAGTCCAGAATTGACATACTATGACTTTGCAAGGAAGGCATCTTTGAAATGTGTGGTAAGTGATAAATTTAAGAACAAAAGAACCTACTACTAAAATATACGAAAAAATACTTATAACTTTGTAAAAATTAAAAATTATGGCATCACCAACTGTCTTTGAATTAAGCTCTAAAAATGGTAGCAATTCTGTTATCTCTGGAGGTAATGGAACGTTTATATTAAATAACACAGCTGAAAAGACTTATAACTGCAGAGCTATTGTTGTATTACAGGATACTGTATTTACATCTATTAAGCATGTAGGAAGTGCATCAGATGTTAAAGCAAATTACATTGCTGCAGTTGCAACAGCTGTAAAAGCCGGTGCAATTATAACACCTGCAGATGGAAAGATATTTAGTAAAGTTGCATTAACATCTGGATCTGTAGCCTTAATAAAATGATAGGATACGGGAATAGCATGTTTCTAAGCACCATTTTGGACACCGAAATGGGTGTTGCTCCTGTGAATACAGTTGCTCCTGTAATCAGTGGCTCAACTACATTAGGAAGTATATTAACAACTACTAATGGAACATGGACGGGTACTCCAACAATTACCTATACATATCAGTGGAAACGCAATGGAAACAACATATTAAGTGCTACAAATTCAACTTATACACTTGTTGTTGCTGATTCAGGTGCATCAATAACATGTCAAGTTACAGCTACCAACACATATGGAACTGCAAATGCAACTTCAAATACAATAACGGCTGGAACATATACGGCTCCTGTAAATACAGTTGCTCCTGTAATTACCGGAACAGCACAGGAAGGACAAACAGTAAGTTGCTCAACAGGTACATGGACAGGAACACCTACAATCACTTATTTATATAAATGGAATAGAAATGGTAATTTCATCACAGGTGCAACTAACTCAACATATACACTTGTTACTGCAGATGTAGGTCAATCTATCACATGTATAGTTACTGCAACTAATGCTGTTGGAAGCACTAATGCAACATCAAATACAATTACACCGACAGCAGCAGTTGACCCCGATGCTCAAGCATTTATAACAGCTGCTGGTATTACAAATCCTACTCAACAAAGTGCTATTAATCAGTTAGTAGTTGACTTAAAAGGCTATTCTATTTGGACAAAATTTGATGCAATATATCCTATGGTTGGAGGAGGGGCAACAGCTCACTCTTATAATCTTAAAAATACAGCTAATTTTCAATTAACATTTAGCGGTGGATGGACTCACTCAAGCACAGGTGCAAAACCAAACGGTACAAATGCTTTTGCAAATACTAATTATAAAAGATTTGTAAATGGTACTCAAAACAGTGGTCATTTAAGTTATTATTCAAGAACAAATGCAACAGCTTCACAAATAGAAATCGGGGCAGTTGGTACAGGTAACACATACGATTTATTACAAATTAGAACTTCAGCAACTACATACTATTTTATAAACAACAATCCAGCATATATAACAAGTGCTTCTGATTCAGATTCAAGAGCTTTTTATATTGCAAACAGACAGGCTTCAAATGATGTAGACGGATGGAGGAATGGGACTAAGGTTGTAAATGATACTGGTTTGTCAGCCTCTCCGCCTAATTTTAATTGTTATTTAGGCGCTTTAAATAATCAAGGCTCTACAACTAATTATTCAGCAAAAGAGTGTGCTTTTTCAACTATTGGACAAGGCTTAACAGATACCGAAGCAGCTAACTTCTACACAGCAGTTCAAACATTTCAAACTACTTTAGGACGTAGTATAGGCACACAAACAGTAAGTGATGCTGATGCACAAGCATTTGTAACTAACGCTGGTATAGTTGACCAAGTAGAAGCTAACGCAATAAACAACTTAGTAATAGGATTAAAAGCTGATAGCTTGTGGACTAAAATGAAAGCGGTTTATCCTTTTGTAGGAGGAACAAGTACAACAACAAGTTACAATCTTAAAAACACAGCACAATATCAAATTACTTGGAATGGTGGTGTTACACACGCTTCAACAGGTGTTACTTTTAATGGTTCTAATGGTTATGGAAATACAAACTTTGCTCCTAACTCAGTATTAACTGCTAATAGTAATCACGTTTCAATATATTCAAGAACAACGGCAGCAAGGACAAATGGGTTAGCATTAGACTGGGGGCAAGGCATTGATCTAAATGTTTCAAGTGGTATTTGGGGTTGTAGCAGAAGGTCATCTAATTTAGCTTTATATGGAGCTACAAATGCAGCTGCTTCAGGTTTATTAACAGCTGCAAATACTAACGGAGGTGGAATATTTATTAATAGTATTGTTTCAGCAACAAGTAGAAAAATATATCGAAATGCAGTTACATTAGGAACTTTAACAACTAATATATCACAAGTTTTATCTGCTCCAAATATGTTTATAGGATGTTTAAATGCAAATGGAACTCCTAACTTGTATTCAGATTATCAAGCTGCCTTCTTTTCAATAGGAGATGGGCTTGATGATACCGAAGCAACTAACCTAAATTCCCGTGTAACTACATTTCAAACAGCATTAAATAGAAACGTATAATGAAACTAACAGATTTAACAACAGAACAAAAATTAACCTATGTCGGACTATTGACGGAGGTACAAAAAGACGAATTAATAGGGCAATGGTATGCACCTGACAGCTACTTTAACCCTATTCAGGACTTGAATGATAATTGGGTTATTTCAGTAGAAGAAATGGAGCAGTGTGTTAATCCTGATTATCTTTGGGTAAAAGACCTTGACTTAATTCCATACGAGCCGAAACCAACACCACCACCTTTTGAAAACTAATTAAACTATGATACCTATTAACCAATTTATTGAAGTGATAAAAAAACACGGAGCTTTAGGAGTTCTAACCTTATGGCTAACTTACACGCATTTTGAAGTACAAGACGTTAAAGAACGTCTTTATAACTGTTTAGATAGACAAACAGAAATTAATAGAAGTCCTATTAAAGAAAACAAACAGGAGCAACCAGCTACAACAAATGAGATAATAGGTGTACTTGAAACAAAAAAGCGTATATTAGCCAAAAATTAATTTATGAGCAACGTTAAGAGCTACACTGACAAGCAATTATTAGATAGAGTTAAGTTAATGATTAACTACAAAGATATTCCATCTGGATATTGGATATTAGGTGTTAGATCAAATGAGGATCAAGCTAATGTATTTGATGACAAATTTTATATTTACAAAGGTACGTCTTTTCATAGTGTATTAACTGGAACAACAAATCCAGGATTATCTATATTAAAAAACTATTATAAGTACAATTCAAAAGGAGCTGCAATATTAGCTTCTGACCGATGGTATTATAACGTGTGGACTTATGGAATGCATAGAGGTAAAATACCTGCATTACTTCAAACAGGTGCTCCTGTATTAGTTTATAGAGATGGTGATAAGGATGATAAAAGCGAGCAGTTAGGAACTCCAGAGGCTGGTTATTTTGGTATTAACTTTCACCTTAATAGTTATAATTTAGGGGATAAGATTGTTAAGTCTCAAATTGGTGCATGGTCAGCTGGTTGCCAGGTACCTAATGAGCCTGAGAAATACAACTCATTGATGGCTATATTCAAACAAGAGAATAAGCCTGTTTCATATTGTTTAATAAACGAATTTTAAAATGGCAAAGAAAAAAGTAGTTAAGATTGACACAGATAATATTGATGTGAACCTTGAGAAGGATGGCACCAACATTAAATTAGATATTGATACTAAAAATATAGATGTATCTTACATTAAAGATGAGGTTAAAAAAGAGTTTAACCTTGATGGTAAGAACATAGATATCCATGTGGAGAAGACCCCGGAGGGTGTAGAGGTGAAAGTCGATGCCAAAGGGGTTCTTTGGAAGGCTGTTGCAAAGAGGATAGTTAAGTTTATTCTTAGAAAGTTTAAAGTAGGAAAATAGTATCTGGATACTTACCATTAGAACAGTTACCGGATCAACTCCCCCATGTGATATGGTGTCACATGTCTGAGCTCACTGAATAAGGTGGGCTTTTTTATATCATTTAGTTGACTTCAACAATATGATAATACTTATTAACATCCACTTGTTAATATTATTTTTGTCTAATTATTTGCATATATGAAAAAAGATACTAACTTTGTTCTATAAATAATAAACAAAAACAGTATGAAAACAGTAATTTATAAAGGCAAAGAAATTCAATTGATAAAAGTAAACATGGAATGGGAAAATAAATCCTATTGGGTTTGGACAATTGAAAACAAGGGAGGTGATGATTTATATTCACTTCAAAGAAATGCTTTAAATTCAGCTAAAAATTTTATAGATAACATTTAATCAATAGAGGGATGCGGCTCTGTTAACGCATAATAAATAAATCATAACAGTATGAAAACAAAATTTATTAAAGAATGTGACACTTGCTGGGGCAGGGGATCAGTATTAATTAGCAGTGCTTATGAGCACCCATCTCACAGCGAGTCTGATATTTGTGAGGATTGCAAAGGTGAAGGAACTTACCTTGACAAAGAGTTAATCAATGAGTGTATTGATGATGTTGATTATATGATTGAGGGGATGATTAACAGAATTAGAATAACATCTGATGCTGTTAAAGATTGCAACAGAGGTATGCTTGATCAACTTGAGCAGAAGTATAGAAACACACTTCATACACAGGCTCGGGCCCTTGCAAGATTAGAGATGTATTGTGCTAACCTTAAAAGCTATGTAAAATGAATGATGATATAAAAGCAATACAGGACATTTTTATCGTTTCTGTGGCACTTTCTCTTGTTGTTGGTACATTGGTATTCATTGGAGTAATTGGATAGCATGAGAGAGCCTAAAATACACTTAGCATCTATAAGTTGGTGGACTAACTTTGATGAGGTCAGATATTATAATTATTTAAAAGTAATACAAAATGTGGATAATACACTATCGGGGATACATTGGAGGAGCATGGAGGATATTAAAAAAGACTGTGCAAGCAGACTCAGAATGGGAGGCACGGAGGATGGCCAACCTATGGGAGAAACTAATAATTAAAATTGAGAGAGTATGAAAACAATAGATGTAAATGAAGTGAATGGAGTTAAATTCACTGGAGGCACAAGTTTTAGAACGGTATTGAAAAAAGACAAATTAGGTTTTGCAATGATGAAAACTTGTATAGACAAAGGAGGTCCTTATAAATGGCATTACAAAAATCATCAAGAGGCATGTTATTGCGTTAGTGGAAAAGGTTATTTAGAGGATCTTATTACTGGCGAAGTTCATCAAATAACTGAAGGTATTACCTATTTAGTAGATAAACACCAACCTCATTTATTTACTGCAATAACAGATGTTGTATTAATAAGCGTTTTCAACCCAGCGTTAAAAGGTAATGAATCGCATGATTCAAATGGAAATTATAATTTATAAATATAAATATAAATAAAAATGAAAAATAAAATTTTAGAACTAATACCAAATTATAATAATTTGAGTATAGATGAACAAATTGATGTTATAAATGAGATAAAAATAGCATTACATGAAATTTCACCAATGAGAAACGAACCAGTAGATTGTGTAATTTGGGTTAAAAATGAAACAGTAAGGGCAAATGATTATAATCCTAATTCAGTTGCACCACCTGAAATGGAGTTGTTAAGACAATCAATAATGGAGGATGGATATACACAACCAATAGTTTCTTTTAAAGAACAAGATAACATAACTGTAATTGATGGATTCCATAGAAATAGAGTTGGTAAAGAAGTAAACGAAGTAAAAGAACGTGTTTATGGAAGATTGCCAGTTGTCAATATTAATCAATGGAAGCAAGGTAGAGGTGACAGAATGGCATCTACAATTAGACACAATAGAGCAAGGGGATCACATTCAATTGAATTAATGAGTACAATCGTTTCTGAATTAGTTGAAATGGGAAAGGGTGATGCATGGATTTGTAAGCACGTTGGAATGAGTACGGATGAATTATTAAGATTAAAACAAGTTACTGGTTTAGCATCTTTATTTGCAAATAAAGAATTTAGTAATGCTTGGGAAAGTGATAATGGAGAAATTGATTAATATGGAACAAATATATATTAAATACACATTGTGGGAAGATTTTATTGCTGGTATGTATAATTCAAATGATGTTTTAGATAAAGATAAAAAAGTTATTGACTCTATAAATTTATTATCTAATCCTAATGATTTTTATGAAATATGTCAAAATATATTAGATCAATGGAAAAATGCAAGTGATGTTAATTTAAGCAATAAAAATCAAAATAGAAAAGCTTGGTTAGGTGCAGCAGCTTGTATGTATAAATGTAATGCTCCTGAATACTTAACAAGAATAGCATGGTCATTACTTAATAAACAAACTCAAGATAAAGCAAATAAAATAGCAGAAAAAATAATATTAGAATATGAAAGAAAAAATAGAAAAATATATTCAAACGTGGGAAAACAGATGTTATTTTGATGGAATACCAGATGAAGCACCGCATGAATTAGAGGTCAAAAACAAAGTACCTTCATATAGAAGGATATGTTTTGCAATCTTAAAAAATGATTATGCATTGAAAAGTCTTGGATTTACAGAAATAAAATCAAAATACTATCATGCGTATAAAAAAATAGAAATTGAAAATAGACAAAAAGTAAAACAATTAAAATTAGAGTTATGATTAGAGTATTAGAAAATAATGTATATGATGAATCTGTAAATAGAATTAGATATATATTAGATAAATTTGAACGTGTATATGTATCCTTTTCTGGAGGTAAAGATAGTGGTGTTATGCTTAATTTAATGATAGATGAACTAAAAAAAAATTATCCAAACAGGAAAATAGGTTTAATGGTATTAGATAATGAAGCTAATTATACTGAATCTTTAAACTTTATGCATCGAATAGTTCAAAATAATTTAGATGTTTTAGAAGTTTTTTGGTGTTGTTTACCAATTACTTTACCTTGTACAGTTTCAAGTTATGAAATAGATTGGCAGTGCTGGGGATCAAAAGACGAACACAGATGGATAAGACCAATGTCAAAAGAAAAATATATAGTAAATATTGATAATCATAATTTTCCTTTTTTTAGAGAAAACATGGGTTATCAAGAATTTTGGGATGAATTTGGAGAATGGTATTCACAAGGTAAAGAATGTGCTTGTTTAATAGGGATTAGAACTCATGAAAGTTTAAATAGATGGAGAGCCATTGTAAATGAAAATAAACAAACACATGGAGGACATTTATGGACTAAAAGAAATACAGAACATACTTATAATTGTTATCCAATATATGATTGGAAAACAGAAGATATTTGGATTGCTAATTATAAATTTGAGTGGGATTATAATAAACTTTATGATATGTTTTGGAAAGCTGGATTATCTATTCATCAAATGAGAGTAGCATCTCCATTTATGAGTGAAAGCAAATCTTCTTTAAATTTATATAGAATAATAGATCCTCATGTTTGGGTAACATTATGTGCAAGGGTTAATGGAGCTAATTTTGTGGCTACTTACGGAAAACAATTAAATTATCATAGTTTTAAATTACCTAAAGGACATACTTGGAAATCATTTGTAAAATTTCTTTTAGATACATTACCTAAAAAATCAGCTGTAAATTTTAAGCAGCGTTTCATCCAATCTATAAAATATTGGGCAAGGGTGGGACGTGGATTGCCTGAAAAAACAATTCAAGAATTAAAAGATAATAATATTGAATTTAAATTAAATGGATTTACAGCCCATGGAAGTAAAACATTAAATAGAGTAAGAATACAAACTTTACCAGATCATTTAGATATGTTAAGTTGTCATAATTCAGATGTTGCAAGTTGGAAAAGATTAGCAATTACAGTTTTAAAAAACGATCATACTTGCAAGTATTTAGGTCTTTCACCTACAAAAGAGCAAATTGAACGAATGAAATATATTAAAAATAAATATAGTAAAATTTAATTGATATGACAGAAGAGGCAAAAATGGCAATATTTACTTTTGCAATGGGATTTTTAATAATTGGAATAGGATTAATTTATAATTACTTTAATGGAAGAGATAATTAAATACATTGAGGATAATAACCTCAAGACAAGGCACAGATACAGAGAATACAGTTATAAAAGATTTTACCTGTACAATCTATTAAGAAATGAAGGTTTCACGTTCTATGACATAGCAGATATGTTTAATAGGAACCATGCATCTGTTATCCATGGACTTAAAACACACAAAGATTTGATGTCAACAAAGGATAAAATATACATGGAGTACATTGATGAGTTAATGTTGATCTTTGAGTCTAATCATAAAGAATATAACCTGATTGATGATGTTATGAACTGTTATAGTTTAGAAAGATTGAAAAAAATTAAGTTCAGAATTAAAAATAAAATGTACAAAGACTTAAATTTGTAGCTCATACTGTTTGATTTATTACTTGAAAGACCCTCTTTGCACTGCATGGAGGGTTTTTTTGTGCTCAGGTACTTAGGTACTTTATAACTGCTCTCTATACTATATATATTTATTTTTTTACTGATATTATAAATTTCACTTTTTTAAAAAAATGGGTTTCAATGTGTACTTATGTACCTAATAGTATTCAAACCCTTGTAAATACTACATTTTAATAGGTACTTATCGAGGTACTTATAAAATTTTACTATGTACTTGTATCATATATCAAAATTATTTCTAACTTTGCATAGGGGTTTGCGGTTAGCTGCCCAGTAAAAAGGTTACACTGTTCCTTTTCCCCCTATTTTATTATAACAGTGTATAAAAAACAGTTCTAATATGATTGTATCTATTTTTAAGAAGGTTACTGAGACCACTAATCCATTCAACAGAGATGTTTTTTTCTGTTTAGATAGGATAAAATCAGGAAAATCAAAAGATTTAGTTGAGGTAATTAGATCACTACCTACAAAAGATGATCAAAAACCTTATAAATTGCAGCTCCCTGGGGTTTGTTTCAATGGAACATTCACTAAAAGGAGTATTAATGGCATAGATAAAAGGTCAGGATTGATAATTCTGGACTTTGATAATATGAGTTGCATGGCTGAGGCCCTTCAATTTAAGTCTGAAATCATAAAAGATGAGTATATTTTCTCAGCCTGGATAAGTCCATCCGGCAAAGGAGTAAAAGCATTGGTTAAAATACCGACAGATGGTGATCACAAAGGTTATTTTAATGCCTTATCTAATTATTTTGATTCACAATTTTGGGATAATAGTGGAAGTAATATTGATAGATTTTGTTATGAGTCTTATGATCCTGATTTATATATCAATAAAGACTCAATTCAATGGACTCATATTGAGGAGCCAGAACTTGAGGATATTGGATCCATTGATGTTATTGTTCCAATCAAATCAGATAATCGTATCATTGATAATCTTGTTAAGTGGTGGGATAAAAAGTATGGCATGGTGGAAGGTCAAAAGAATAACAACCTTTTTAAGTTAGCAATTGCATTCAATGACTTTGGCATCAATAAAAGTGAATGCCAAAACATATTACTTAGATATGATGAGGGAGGCAAAGAGAATGAGATTAATAAAATAATAAATTCAGCTTATAAAAGAACTGCTCAATTTGGAACTAAATTCTTTGAGGATAATGATACTAGGAATAAAATTGAAAAGCAAGTTAGATCAGGTAAAAAAACAAAGGATATCGCAAAGAGCTTTCCTGAGTTTAATGAGTCTGAGATTGAATCTGTTGTTGATGCAATAAAAGAGACAGGCAACATTGAGGATTTTTGGACATATACAAAGCAAAATAAAATACAACTTAGCATCCATCAATTTAAATTTTGGTTACAACAGAACAACTTTTATAAATACTTTCCTTCCAATAGCAATACATATTCATTTATAAAAAAAGAACAGAATCTTGTTGAGGAGACAAATGAAAAAAGAATAAAGGATTTTGTTCTCAATAGTTTATTGCAAAGAACTGAGATAGGATATCAACCATATGATCTAATGGCCGGCAGTACAAAGTATTTTTCTCCTGAGTTTTTATCTATGCTTGATACAACAGATATTGATATGCTTGAGGATACATCTGATAAGTGTTATTTGTATTATAACAACTGTACTGTTGAGATAACAAATGATAAAATTGTTGAGCATGAATATATTGATATTGATGGATATGTTTGGAAAAAACAGATTATAGATAGAAAATTCACTAAACATGATCACCATGGCTCTGAGTTTAGAAAATTTCTTTGGCTTATAGCTGGTAAAGATTCTAATAAATACAATTCCTTTAAGTCAGTCATAGGTTATTTAATGCATTCATTTAAGACCTCAGCGAACAACAAAGCTATTATATTCAATGATCAGACTATCTCTGAGAATCCTAATGGGGGAAGTGGTAAGGGATTATTTTGGAATGCATTGGCAAAACTAAAAAAGGTGGCATCAATAGATGGTAAAACATTTGAGTTCACTAAGTCATTTCCATATCAGACTGTATCAACAGATACTCAATTACTTGTGTTTGATGATGTTAAAAAGAACTTTGTATTTGAGAATCTATTTAGTTTGATTACTGAGGGAATAACACTTGAATATAAGGGCCAGGATGCTGTTAAATTACCTGTACAGAAATCACCTAAAATTATAATCACAACTAATTACACACTCGGTGGTGTTGGTGGTTCACATGATCGTAGGAAGTTTGAAGTTGAGATGTCTGATTATTTTGGACATCATAAGTCACCTCTTGATGAGTTTGGTCATATGCTATTTGATGATTGGGATGATGATCAGTGGATTATGTTTGACAATTTCATGATCAGATGTTGCCAATTCTATCTTAAGAATGGACTTGTATCACATGACTTTAACAATCTTGAGTCAAGGAAGTTTATTAAAGAGACATCTTATGAGTTCTATGAGTGGTCAAATGATGATAACTTACCTGTTAATACAAGGCTTTATAAAGATGAGTTATTCAATAATTTTATCAATGAATATACTGACTGGCAAAAGATGTCAAAGAGAAGGTTTACATCATGGCTCACTATTTATGGGGCTAACTATGGATTAAAAGTATTTGAAGGTAAAACAAATAATATGAGATGGATTGAGTTTGAAAAGGATGGCATACCTAAGCCACCCCAGGATGTGTGGGATAATATTGAAGTAAAAACAGAAACACCATTTTAATATGAAACGAATTAACAAAGACAAACTCAATGCTCTTATGATGGAGCAGTTGAAACAGAAGTATCCTAACATTCCAGAGGCATACATACCTAAGACTGATTGGAATGATAACTCAGCCAATGCACTCACAAAGTGTGTCATTGCATGGATACAGTTCATGGGCGGTCAAGCTGAGCGTATCTCATCTCAAGGTCAGTACAGGGAAGGTAAAAAGATACCTGTTGGCTCCGGTATCCTGGCACATACAAAACAGTTACCGGGCAAATGGACACCAGGACAGTCAACCAAAGGAACTGCAGATATATCTGCCACAATTAGAGGCAGGTCAGTTAAGATTGAGATTAAGCAAAAAGATAAACAAAGTGAAGCACAAAAACAGTATCAACAAGCCATTGAGAATGCAGGTGGGGTTTATATTATTGTTAGAAATTTTGATGATTTTGTGGTATGGTATGAACAATTCACATTAGGATTATGAGAATAAAACTCAAGATGCCAAAGTTCAAAGTAAAATTAAAACATCTTAGGAAGAAATATAAACACCCTATTAAGGGGATTAACAATGAATCAACAGATAATTGTTAATAACTTTATTTTGTACTTATGCAATCTTTTATTAACTTTGATGCAATAAATAATAAAAACAGTATGGAAAAAGAAATCAAAACAGCTACTGAGAAAATCAAGGAGCTGAATGAGTTGGGTAACACACTCACTCTACACCAAAAACTACACAGGGCAAAGTTAGCCATTGGTAAGGTAGTTAAGAACGCACAAAGCCATCATTCAAAGTATGCTGACCTCAATGCTATCATGGCAGAGGTTGAGCCTGTATTACTTGAAAATGGATTAGTCTTATTACAGCCTATCCAGGCCAACAGTGTATGCACTCAGATCATTGACATTGACTCAGGTGCCATGTTGCAATCTTGCATGGACTTACCTCAAGGTATCACACCTCAGCAAATGGGTAGTGCAATCACTTACTACAGACGTTATACTCTGCAGTCAGCTCTCTCATTACAGGCAGTGGATGATGATGGCCAACAGGCATCTAAGGAGCAACCAACTGAGACTAAAAAAGAGTCATTGTCAGATGCACGTTTCAAAGCGGCTCTTGCTAAGATTAAGGCTAATGAGTTCACAGTTGAGGAGTTGAAAGCTAAGTTCTATCTAACCAAAGAACAGGAGGCACAGTTATGAAATGGAGACCATCACAATTAGGGAAGCTCATGACTAACTCCAGGAGTAAGTCAGAGATACTATCTGAGACTGCTAAGTCTGAGATACGCAAGATAGCAAAACAGGACTTCTATGGATATGACTCAGACATTAGAACTAAGCCAATGATCAAAGGAACTGATTGGGAACAGGATGGCATTGATCTACTCAATGAGGTTAGGTTCACTAAGAAGTACATTAAGAACACTATCA